TAATAAACATTTCATGACAGAAATAAAGAAAAATTTAGTTGAAGAGGCTTTCATTCAAATGAAAAATGTTGAAGAAGCCATTTCTGAAAATGCAAAAGGAATACTTGCTTCTACTATGAAGGAAGAAATCAATCAATTAGTAAAAGAATCTCTTAATGAAGGAGATGATGAGATTGACACAGAAGATCACATGGACTCTGAATCTGAAGAAGATGAGATGGGTCACGAATCAGAAGATGACATGGACTCTGAAGAAGATGACATGGATCATGAATCAGAAGAAGACATGGACTCTGAAGAAGATGACATGGAAGATGATGAAACACCAATTGATCTAACAAATGCATCACCAGAAGAAGTTCTAAAGGTGTTTAAATCAATGGGAGAAGATGATGGTATCATCATAAAAAAAGACGGTAAGAATGTTCATTTAACAGATAACGATGCTGATGTTGAATATCTTTTACAACTTGGTGAGTCTTACGAAAACCCCAAAAAACAAAAAATGAAATTTAAAGAAAGCGAAGATCTTGAAAATGATGATAAATCAACTGATGATATCATTAATTCAATATTTGGTAAAGGTGAAATGGGCGAATCTTACGAAAATGATATGGATGAATCTGACACATCAACTGATGACATAATTAATTCAATATTTGGTGAAGATGAAATGGAAGAATCAGATAAAGATGAAGTTCTATATGAGATTGAGTTTGATTCCGAAGATGATATGAAAGAATCAGATTATATGATGCACGAATATGACGACATGGATGAAATGGATTCTGTTGTTGAAGAAAGTAAAAAAATGACTTCAAAAAAACCTAAAGGTGTTGGACTTGGGTCTGGACCTAAATTTTCGTATAAAAAATCAACTGGTGGATTCAAGGAGGACAAAAAAGAAGGTCCTAAAACAATGGGCACTGGTAAAGCGAAATTTGAATACGAAATGCCAAAAACTTCTAAAGTTGGAAAAGAAAAAGCAGAAACTAAAGAAGCGGCAAGAACTTTAGGTATGGGTTCTAAATTCAGAAAGGGTGGTTTACCAAAACCAAGAGCACATTCGGCGTTTAATACATCAATTCAAAAAGAATCTCTTGAATCTGAAATTAAAATGTTAAGAGAAAAGAACGAAGAATATAGAAAAGCACTAAATATTTTTAGAGATAAATTAAATGAAGTTGCTATATTCAATTCAAACTTGGCATATACTACAAGATTATTCACAGAGCATTCAACAACCAAAAAAGAAAAAATTAATATCTTAAGAAGATTTGATAATGTTGAAACACTTAAAGAATCAAAAAATCTTTATAAGTTGTTAAAAGATGAGTTAGGAAGAACAGAAACTAAAAAAGTTAATGAATCTTTTGAAAAAAAGATCAATAACACAGTTTCTTCTGGATCATCATCAACATTAATTGAATCAAAAACTTACGAAAATCCTCAGTTCTTAAGAATGAAGGATTTGATGGCAAAAATAAAATAAATAAAATAAAAACAAAACACAATGGGAGCATTATTAGAATCAGGTCTTGTTGGTAATATAGGTCTTAAGCACCTAAAAGTTATCAAAGAAGACACAATAAACAAATGGGACAGATTAGGATTTTTAGAAGGTCTTAAGGGTCACATGAGAGAGAACGTTGCACAACTTTATGAAAACCAAGCATCTTTCTTGATTAACGAATCTACAACTACATCTGATACAGGTGCGTTCGAAACAGTTGTTTTCCCAATAGTTAGAAGAGTATTTTCTAAATTATTGGCAAATGATATCGTTTCTGTACAAGCAATGAATTTACCAATTGGTAAATTGTTCTACTTCGTACCTAATATTCAAAGTTACGACACAAATAACACTCACTACTCACCTTATGGGGCGCCAAATGGTCCATCAGATCCTAATGCAGGATATGATTTCAATAACACTAGAGATCTTTATGACAGATTTTATGAAGGTAACGAAGCGGCATTAGATCCTGCTGGTTTATTTGATTATTCTAAAGGTCAGTTCTCTGCAATAACCGCAACTTCAGTAACTGCTGCTTGGGATAGCACTGGTTCAAGTCTTATAACTTCGGCATATACTTTAAGTAATTATAGAAAAGTATTGTTGATTATGTCAGGTTTTGCGAGTGATGGAGCTGGTAAGTTGATTGGTCCTGACGGTAACCCGATTGATAACGAATCATTTTTATCTGGCTTAAACATTTACGGAGCAACAGGTAATACAACAACATCGGCTAATACAACAAATCCTTATTTATTCAGAGTTGTAACTCAGAAATATGGTAAAGGTATTGTTCAGTATGGTAATTCAAACGCTACATTAACATTCCCTGATTCAAAAACAGGTGGTGGTCAGTATGATAATTTATGTACAGTTAATGGACTTATATATTTAGAAATTGATTTACAAGTTCCTGCAACTGTTAGTTCTGACTCTATGGATGGTTATACAGGATCAACGTTCCAATCTACAATCGCAAATAACAACGCATTTGTTCCTGTTTATAGATTATATAAGAGCTTGGAATTTGAAGATAAAATTGGTGAAGTTTCATTTGACCTTATGTCAGTAACTGTTAGTGTGACTGAAAGAAAATTAAGAGCACAATGGTCTCCTGAGATGGCTCAAGACGTTGCGGCATTCCACAACATTGATGCTGAAGCTGAATTAACGGCTTTATTATCTGAGCAGGTTGCAGCAGAAATTGATAGAGAAATCTTGAGAGATTTGAGAAAAGGTGCGGCTTGGAACTTACGTTGGGATTACAACGGATGGAAGAGACTAGGTGGCGCGGCAGTACCTTACACACAAAAGGACTGGAACCAAACTTTGATCACAGCAATTAACCAATTATCTGCACAAATCCACAAGTCAACCTTAAGAGGTGGAGCTAACTGGATCGTAGTTTCTTCTGAAATCAGTGCAATTTTTGATGATTTGGAATATTTCCACGTATCAAATGCTTCTCCTGAACAAGACCAATATAACATGGGTATTGAAAGGGTAGGTACTTTGGCAGGAAGATACCAAGTTTATAGAGACCCTTATTTCCCACCAAACCAAGTTTTGATTGGACACAAAGGTACTTCTTTATTGGATACTGGTTACATTTACGCACCGTATGTACCATTACAACTTACTCCAACAATGTACAATCCGTTCAACTTTACACCTATCAAAGGAATTATGACAAGATACGCTAAGAAAATTGTTAATAATCGTTTCTATGGTAGAATTACAGTTGATGGTGTAAGAACATTCGACTTAAGAGAATTGAGATAATCATTCCTCTGAAAATAAAAAGAAAGGTCCCCAAAAGGGACCTTTTTTTATTTTATTAGGTATTTATAAATAAATCAAAAAGTGATATGATAAAACAATCGTGGATTATTAATGAGGGTGAGAAAGATAGAATATTAAATTTACACAAAACAGCAACTAAAAATTTGTATATTATACGTGAACAAGATGAAAATATAATAAAATTTCCTTTAGTAAAACTAGGTGATAAGTTTAATTACGGAGAATATAATTCACAATCTGCCAAGTCAGGAATAGAAAATTTAAAAACTAAAATTGAAGAGTTTATTGAAGGTAGTAATTCAAGTCATTTTACCGTTAATATTTTTGCGGGAGAGTCACAAGTAACAAATCCCAAAGGATTTGAAGAAAAGGGTAGTTTAGCTCTTGCAAGAGCCCAAAGTATTAAAAAATATTTTGAGGAAATATTCCCTGAATTAATTAAAAAAGGTATTTTATCAATAAAATTACCTTCAATAGAAGAAAAAACTTTAACGATTGGTAAAACCCCATATACAAAAGGAGATCAGAACAAACCAGATCTTAAAGAAAAATATGATCAAGAACAATACGTTAATTTTGATATTTCGGGAGATAAAAAAGAAAAGCCAACTGATACGATTATACTGGAATGTGGACTACATATACAGGCCGATGGTGGTGTAATTTCTGCAAAAGACGATTTTACTAAAACATATACTTATTCTATTGTTGAAGATATGGGTGAATTCACTTTTAAATTTAATGCCATGTATATGCCTGATATTTTTTATGTTAACTATAATGGTAAAATATACGGAAACACTAATTTTAAAGGGAGTCAAGATGATTGTTATAAGATATATTTAGGAACTATTTTGATGGCCAAATATGGTACAGGACAATTACCAAAACAATTCGGTGAAAATAAATTTTCAAAAATTAGTTCTAATGATGAAAGACTTATAAGGGCATTACCTGAGATGAAAAAGTGGGGTCTTAAAAAATCATTTTCTAGTGTATTTGGAGATAATCGTAACTATATGGATATATTTGGAAAATACGATGCATTAAATGATAAAAAATTAAAAAACATACCTAATGAATTAGGTCCTAATTTTCCTTGGGCAATATTGGAATCAGAAATTAACACAGGTAACGGAGAAATAGGTCCCATAAAAAAGTTACGTGGGGTAAATAAAATTGATATAATAAATGTTTCACCTGTAGGTAGTACTGCTTGGGAAATGCAACTTGTGTGTAAGTAGAATAAAATAAAGTATTTTAATCATTTATTGAACTTGTAAAAAATTTTCAATAATCTTGGATAATATTTTTTTACATATTCAAAATCAAAATTTTCATCTTTTTCTTTTATTTTATTATATGTTGTAAATCCAACAACGGTTATTGTATCTTCTTTTTCACGATACATAAAAAGAACAACATTTTTTTTAGTTATTTTTCTTATTTCATTAATAAGAAATTTTGACATAGGTGTTCCATCCACTTTTTGCTGAGAAAAACAATTTGATGAAATTGTCAATAAAATTAAAAATAATATTCTTTTCATTTTTCAATATTTACTACAAATATAAAAAAAAATGACAATCAAAAAATTTTTTTATTGTCCTAAATTAATCCCTTTATTTAAAATTCTTAGATCCCTTGAAATTAATTCACTTTCTTGTAGTGTGAATAAATTTGAATTATGGGCGTGATTAATTGATTGTATTACATAAAAAAAAGATTGTTCAAAATTCATATTTTCTATTAATAAATCTATGTCTTCAGGTCTATAAACTGCAATACTACCTAATAAAAAATTAATTGGCTGTTTTTCGTTATCCATAATGATTTTAAATATATTTATAATAGTATGAATAAAAATGGAATAAATGAAGCAACCGGAGCTTCAAGTTCGGGAAAATTTAGAGTTCCTCTTGTATTAGCACCACAACTTTGGAAAGATAGTGAACTGGGTCCGTTTAATGTTCCGGTTTATCGTTATAAAAACGCTGAATTGGCATACGAAGAGGCCGACAATGATTATAAAGAGTCATTTAAAGAAAGAGAAATGATTGAGTTAAAAACGGATAGAATAGCCGAAATTGATAGATATTTAAAACAATTTTACACAAACCAAAACGATGATGAAGGGAGTAATATTGGTGAAATAGACATAAACGATAAAATCGAGGAACAATTAGTTAAAGAAGATTTGGCTGTTTGGTTTGGAACCAAAAAAAAACCAAAAGGTAGTAGTCAACCCAAAGGACCATGGGTTAATATATGTAGGAAAGAAAATGGAAAACATCCACCGTGTGGTAGAAAACATGCCGAAGATAAGGGTTACCCAAAATGCAGAGCCGCTGGGGTTGCATCTAAAATGTCAGATTCCCAAAAAAGATCGGCATGTCAACAGAAAAGAAAGGCAGAAAAAACTCATTCAAAATCAGGTACAGGGAATAAACCAAAAATGGTTCACTATAAACCAAAAAATGAAGAGTTGAATAACATTATTAGAAGAGTAATTAAAGAAATGTTTAATTAAACTTTTTCTAAAATTTTGGTTAAAGATTGTGTTATATTAAATCTAATTTCTTGTTCAAGTAATTGTCTCTGATTTTCTAAAATCTTGTCAAAACTATTGACGATATCTTTATAATCGTTTGCACTTGAAAGATATATTGAATAACTATAAACATGATTTATTATAGTTATATTATATGTCTCAATGACAATATATATTCCTTTATTTTCATTTTTAATAAACCTTTTATTTGATATGGGTGCAAAAGTTAATTTTGAATCATCATCATTTATTAACTTTTTGCATATTTCCACACACAATTTTTCTTCTTCAGGAATTTTTAATGCCGGATCAAATCTTTCTTTGAGATTTAAATATAATTTATATAAAATACGAGGTATATATCCTACAATCTTTTTTTCCATCATACAAATATAAAATAATTTTATCAATTAAAAACAATTAATCAATAAAAATTATTTTTTCCTCCATCTTCCGCCTAAGCTTTTATAATGTTTTGCTGCGGCTCCATTGCAATAAGCACTAGGACAAACTTTATATCTTGATTTTGCCCAAGCTAATGACCTTTTCCACAATGCGGGGTTTGTTGGAACGTTCTCTTTCTTTTTGGCTTCATTCAAGTTGTGATCGTTATGTAAGTCATCACCATTTTTTTCATTCATAAAAAAGTCAAAAACTTGGTCAACATTTGTTTTTGCTTCACTTATGTGGTCATCAGCCCAATCGTGTCCATTATCTAAAAGTTCGTTGATCATATTAGGATCTAAATCTAATAATAGTTCACATTGTCTTTTAA